TTTTTTATGTTATGAAAGTGTTGTTCCAGTTACTGTAAAAGTTCGGCAAGGAAAAAATGAAGCTGTAGAAGTTGTTTTACCACCATCATACAGTATCCCGGTATTATTAAAAAATAAAGCTCTTGTCGTATTACTAAGATTTGTATTAGATGTCCATATATTTGTCACAACTGAAACACTAAAAGGAATATACCCCCATTTATTAGTTAAACCCCAATTTAGTGTACTGAAAACTTCTTGAATATTAGGTAATCTCCAACCTGTTGTAAATGGAGGAATACTTACTAATAAACTTTGGTCAATTGCAGTATCCCAAATACCCGAACCCGCTGTTCTTCTCCACCCCAAAACCGTACTACCGTCATAGGTACTCCAATCAATCACAATATTTTTTGTATATGTTTGTGTACCTAATTCATCTGTAAATCTATTAGTATTTCCAAAAGGATTATTTTCAGCTAAGGTAGTAAAACTTACATTTCGACCACGTTCTAAGTCACCATCATCACCTGTACGATAACTTGTAGTTTGTCCTGTTTTCATTAGTTGTGCCGTGCTTCTACTGACAGCAGTTGCAACCGCTTTAATATAGTTCCCTATCATAATTTATGCTTTTGTTATGTTAAGATTTACAACCCCTGCAACCGATGCCGTTACCGTAATTTTACTGCCTACTGCAATAGTATTAGTCAAAGTATAAGCAGCTCCATCGTCTTGAATAGTAATTGTCGGAGCATTTTTGATATTTGTAGTTGTGTTTATTTTTAAATCGTATGGAGCGTAAAAATCAACTGTTAAAGCGTTTATTAGTTCTAATGTATAAATTAAGCCACTCCAATTTACGGCCGTTCCTGTGCTTTCTAAAAAATCTCCTTTATTGCCTGTGCTTCCGGCATTCTTTAAAACTATTTTCCCGGTTCCCTTTCCCTCTATTGTTATATCAGTATTATTTTGACTATGTATTAACGGCACGTTATGAATTTCGCCGCCTGTCATGTTTATTGTTTTGCCATTGCAATCAATAGAACCAACAGGATTAAGGAACAAATCTGCACCTGATGTAATTTCATTGACATTTAGAATGTCATTACCATTTAAATCAATATCATTAGCACCTGCACTATTCCCCGCTGCTAAAACCGTAGCTAAATCACTAACACCACCGCCACTAACTACAAAAAAAAAATCACTTGCTAACAATGCAGCAAGGTCGGCACAATCACCCGAAAAAGCAATTGCCGCAGCTGGTACTACTTCTGTATTTTGAACCGTTGCAGGGTCTATATATTCAACGCTGCCGTTATCTTGAACTATCTTAACAGAACCGTTAACGTTACATTCAATTTCTACAATGTCAGGGCTAAGGCTGTTAATAAAATCGCCTGATGTTGAATCATAAATAGCGACATTACCGTTTGCGAGTTTTACTATGTCAATCATTGGTTAATTATTATTTTAGTGCTAAATTCAATACAATCATATTCAATATTATTAACTTCAATTTTTACAATTTCGCCGTTAGGGTCAATTATCTGTCCTGTGTATGTGTAGTTTTCGTTTAGGTTTGTAAGTGTAAAAATAACCGTTTCGCCATCATTAACAAATGTACTATAATAAATAATTACTGAGCCAAAACTTAATTGCAAAATCCAAGTACCTACACTTAAAGCATCTACAACAATGCCCGTATTATAAACAGCATCGCAAGCGTTAAGACAGCCCAAATTTAACGTATTTTCACAACAATTACAACAAGCCATATATATAAAATTAAATATTTTCTAAAAAAGGGGGTATTAATTCCAACCCCCTACTAATTGCCCCAAGGTAGCGAAAATGGCGGCATAGTGATTCTTTTATACAATTATTATACTATTACTCATTACGCTTGATGAGCCTACTATATTAGTAGCTGTTACCTCGCAGATTATTTTTGTTCCTAAATCAGCTAATACAGTTGTATATTGATTATTTATTTCGCCTTTAATATTTATTCCATTTCTTTTCCATTGATAAGTGTATGTTATTGGCGTTATACTTGTCCAAGTTCCATTATCAATAACTTCTAATTTAGAATTAACAATATCTTTACCTTCTATTTTTGGTAAAATTGTATTGACTGGTAATCCTGAAATTGGTTGCGGTTTATAAGTATCTGTACATATAGCAAACGGCTTACATTTTTCTGTAAGACTAAAATCATATCTTAATTCAAAATCAATACTTACTATTTGCATTAAACTTTGCAATGTCTTTGCATCTTTGCCTGTTTCAGCTGAATATACTACCCAAGGTAGTATTTCATTACTAACTGGAAACAAGCGCGGATTAACTACTGAATAATCATAATTAACGGCTTTTAAATTGGCACCATAAAGCGCAAACTTAACGCTATCTAATAACATTCGCGGATCAGCGCACAAGTTCCAAAACACTAATTTAAATGGAACACGCACATCAAGTTCGATACCACAACTTCCCCTCTTTGTATTTCCTGCCTTTCGAGTTTCGGAACTAATACCATTAAGACGGATATAATAGCCCGTTCCCGAGGTGTCTGAGATGCCCACATAGTTACGATGTCCATTTTGCGTAACATTTAACGTTACAACCTGACTATCTATGTCTTTGACTGCAATACCTTGACCATTAACATTAACGTTAACAGCAAGCATTTGCGCATCAATCTGTTTGATAAGTTCGGTTATTATATTTTGTGTTACGTACATTATAAATAAGTATCTATTTCTTCAAGTATTGCTAATAGTTCGTTTTGTGCGGATGTTTCGCCAAGTTCACGTTCTGATTCTGAAACGGTTGAAATATCTTTACTAAAACGCGCTTCGTTACCTTCCATAATATCAGCCATGCTATCATTCGTATAAGTAACAGCACTAACGCTTCCATTTTCAGTTACTTTAATACTTTGAAATAACGAACCGCTAAAATTTAAATCTACCTTTTCAGCTTGTCGGCCTGTTAAACTTCTTAATTCAGCATAGCCTTGCGTTAAGTATTTTGTTTTGTGCGGATTACCATTTTTAAAAACCGATTGGCCGTTTTTACCTTGTGGCTTTATACCCGATGCCGAAACCGTTGTAAGTGTAAGCGGATTGATGTAAAACGGATTTACACTATATGTTCCGATATCACTACCACTTGAATCTAAACCATTAAAAAATATTCTTTGCTTATATTCTGCAATGACTTGAAAAGCGGCAGCCTGTGAAATTCTACGCGCTGTATTTTCGTTGGCAATAACCTCTGAAAGTATTTTAAGTCTTGCTATTGCATTCATATCTAACCCGGGAACATTGGATACATTCTTAAACGCGGTTCACATCTATAACAAAATCTATCTGTTTCTAACAACTGAATTATATTATCAATTTCGTTATCTAGGGCTTCAATACTTGCATTTTCCCATTCAACTATTTTAAGATTTGCCCACTCATTTCCGTGTGTCTTAATAAGATTCAAACGATTGTTAGGACTAACCCATTCTTTAAGAATTTGTACACCTGTTTGATACAGAATTGTCATGCCTAAACGGTCTAAAAACTGACAAATAATATCAGTATCTACACAATCAACACGAACACACGCACCTAAATAACCCGATGGTTGCGCACTTACACCATTCCAACCTTCTATATTTAACACCATATCACCGCAAGGCTTACAATTAGATGCTTGATTGCAAGTATACAGATAAGGCGCAACATTTGTTGTATCAATAGTAATTAAAATTACATCTTGATTAAATGACTTCTTAACAAAAATATGCATTTCAGTATCGGCATAACAAGTAACCGCTTGCTGAAATAAAATATTGCCTACAAAATCGGTAACATAAACAGTTGAACTTGCATTAACCGTGCTTTTAAAACGTACTGAATCTACATAAATGCGACTTTGTGGGCTGTTAATCCATTTTTTAGATACTTTGATACCGCGATTAACAGCAACTGGAATATCAGATATATTACTAACAGCACAAACAGAATATAAATTACCTAATGTGTTTAGTTTTATACCGCGCGCATTTAATACAGCCTTTAAACGCTTTTCAACTATGTCGGCTGCAAAATACATTTTTTCGCGAACTGTTGCCGTTGCTGATACCAATGCCTCACTACTAACCGCTGCTACATTATTTATAGTTAATCCTTCAAGATTTTCTAAATAATATCCCGATGTCGGTACTGTATCTGTTGGATAACAGCCGTTAAGTGATATGATATAATTATCTAAGCAATTAGGTGTGTTAAGATTTAGCATCTATTTCAGATTGTTTTTTGCGACCGCGTTTCTTTGGCTGTTCTTCAATAACAGTTTCTTCTACTATTTCAGTTTCTTCTACTATTTCGCTTATATTTTCAGCTGGTGTTGGTATAATTTCGGTTTGTGTTTTAACTACTGATAACATACCATCAGAATAATAAACATCTTTTGGAAAATCTTGCTGTTTTACAGCTTTTTCAAAAGCCTTATGTATTTTTTCAGATCCGATTGTTTTTTTCTGATTGCTATAATCAAACAAATAAATTACATCTTCATTATCGGTTCTTTGCACATTAACTGCGCTGTAATATTTGCGGATTAAGTTTAATGCTTCGTTTAATTTTTTACTTTGATTTTTCATTGTGTTTTATTTAAAAAGGGGCGGTTTCCCGCCCCACTATCATTAAAACTAAATTGTACCGTTAAAAGTATCGTTGCATGCAGCTGTATCAGTTATGATAAGCTGTGCAGCACCTGTATTTGTACTTATAGTATAGAAATTAGCATAAGTTCCAAATACACCTGTTTCGCCTAAAACTTGTGCAGCAGGTGCACCATTAAATGTATTAGAATCTAAAACCCAACTAAGGTCTGTAAGTGTTGCACCTGTTGAAGGTGTTGAAGCACTATAAACATTGTAAAGTGTTTCAGTAGAAACTGTAAGCGCAACATCCGAACCCGTAGCAGAAACAATAACAACTGATGCAACAGTAGCGTTACCGAAAACATAAATTGTTAAGCCTACACCATCCCAACCACCTGCAACGCTGTAAATAGAACCTACACTTGCAAGGGCAGTTTGTGCAGCAGCTACAAAACCATTAGCACCTGCTTCTGTACCTGTATCAAAAGAACCGCCTACGCTAAATGGCAAACCGTTAATTTGAATTGCAACAGCATCGGTAACATCTAATTCAGTATCTTTAAACAATTCACCTGAAACAGATTTAGAATAGAATACAGCATTACAAGCTACATCACAAGCATCCGCAGATTCGCAGAAAACAGCATCAGTAGATGTTGGAGTACCAGCAGCACCGCAAGCAGGTTCAATATCGCAATATCCTGTATCAGCGCAAACAACTTCATATTTGAACACATCAAGAACGCCGTCAAATAAACAGTCATTTTGTGCCCAAGATTTAGGCATACCAACAACCGCCCAGTTAGTAGCGAATTGAATGTAAAGTTCAATTTCATCGTTACACTTAACATAAGACATTACTACGTCATGCTCGATGCCTAACCAAGGGTCAACAACTGTTGTACGCATTTGGTCTTCAAAGTCATAAGTGAACTGACCTTTGTTTTTTGCGTAAGTGATAAGCTGAAGCGCACCCGGTGCCATTGCGATAACTTCATTAGTGTTACCCAATGCAGCTGGCAAATTAGTATCGTAGTAAATTGAACGAGTGATATCAAGTAATGAAGCATCAAAACCATTATCGTTACCGCTTGCAATTACGCGTGCTTTACGATATTGGTCTAGCAAAGTACCACCAATAAGAATCATTTGCTGTTCGATTTCAGCTTGTTTGCGGTCGCTATCAAGAATTGACTCGCCAACTGGGTTAATGCCCAAACCACTTGCAAGGAACAAAGGCAAAGACTTAGAAGTAACAGCAGGAGCAGCGCAATCGCATTTAACAAATGAACCGATAAAACCGCCGTTAGCAACAACAGTTGAAACTTCTTTACCAAGTTTGTTAATGTGATTTCTTAGTACCTCATTAACGTAGCTGTTTTGATAATCAGCACGGCTTTCTTTGATACAACGAATCAGTTCATCGTCAATTTTAATTTTCTGAGAAACTGTTTTGTTAGTAATTTCAATTTCATCATAAAGCGGCTTAACTACATCGCCATCAGTTGGGCAATATTCAAGTGAAGTTGCGTTAGATTCAGAAAGACGTGGGAAAAAACGGCGTGATACTTTGTATACTTTACCGTTTCCTTGTTCAACAGCTTGAACGTTACCGAGTTTAACTTGTGAAGCTGCTTTATTTGCGCTGCTAACAAGCAACTGCAAAAGACCGATATTTGGGCTTGGCATAGAACGCATGCCGCTGTTGTTATTCAGCGATATGTCTATAATTTTCCATGCATCAGCTAATTTTATTGTTGACATTTAATGTAAATTATTAGAATGAAAAAAAGTTTTATTAGGCATTTCCACGCTGCCCTGCGTTCTGTTTTTTTCTGTGCCTTAGCACCTATATTGTGAGAGGTCGTAGTGCAAAAATAAAATAGTTTTATCTAATAAATTTTATAATTTTTTTATTTTAAATTAAACCGTTTTCTTGCATATATCTTAAACGCGCTGGGTGTATACCCGTTTTTGTTTTTTCATCTATTTCAAATGATTTTGTAGTATTGCCTTGACTTTGTTTTTCAAAGCTATATTCAGCTGCTACAATTTCAAATAGTGTTTCGTACTTTAAGTTTTCGGTTGGCTTAGTTGGATGCTTTACGCGATTACCGTCTTTATTTACCCAAATGTTATTGTCGGGGTCAATTTCAAAATCAAAACCACGTTCACGTACTTCAGCTTCAAATATTGCGCGCATTTCTTTAGGTGTTAATCTTGCATTCTTTACAGATTCAACAAGCGAACCGCGCACCTTTTCAATTTGCTGATTTTTAATGTAGCTTTGAAATTTACTTTGTTCTTCTTTAATAGCTTGTTGCATTAGCATTTCTTTTTCGCTTAGTTTAGCGTTTGCAAGTTCCAGCTGTTGTGTTAGCTGTTGTAATTTTTGAGCATCAGCTGAAGTATATTCTTGCTTTAGCTTTTCAATCATTTCAACTTGGCTATTTTTCAAGTCAGAAACAATAGTTTTAAATCTATCTTTTTTATCTAATGCTTCGTATTTCTTTAACTCAATACCAAATGCATCGGCAATTTGCTTTTCTGTTTTGGCGTACGCGGCACCAAACAATTCAGCCGATTTGGTTTCTTCAACTTGTTTAGCTATTCGTTCTTGAACGGTTTTTTCAAGTTTAGAAACATAACCCGTTACCGCTTCGTCAACGTTAATTTCGTTGTTTTCAATTTTGCTTAGTGTTTCATTATCGAAACCTAACTTTTCTACTACTGTTTTTAAGAATTCCATGTGTTAAAATTTAATTAGAAAATAATACCTTTTTAAAGTCTTCGATAGTAATTTGAATTGGCATTTCATAACCGCCTTTAAGTATAACTTTTGTAAAACGTTCTTTAGTATCTACATAAAATGACTGATAAAACGCTGCAACTTCATCAAGATCAATTACGCAAGTTTCTTCTAATTCGTTTATAATTTCTGTTTCATCTACGCCATCAATGATGCGTTCTGAAATTATATCTTTAAGTTTTTGTGCTTCAATGTAATTTTCATTTTTAACAGCTTTATCAAATTCATCTTGCAATTCTTTGATGCTTTTTTCTTCGGTTACATCTTCCAACATTATTATAAACTCGGCAAATCTTGGCATAGTGTTATTTTTTATTTTTGTTAGCGCATCCGCAACCGCGTTTAGCAGTTACGTTTTTTTGTTGTATTGGTTGTATTGGATCGGCAACGTGAATAGTACCTAAGTAATTATAATTTCCTGTCTGTTGCGCATCATACCATTGTGCAGGGGTAAACTGATATTCAGTTAGTGTTGTTTTGTGTTTTGCTTTAATGACTAACATAGTGTTTTATTTTTTCTGATAGTTTTGTGACCTTATCGGATAAGCGATATGCCTACAATTATAACCGCCTCTATTTTGACAAAAGTTTTCTGGCGTTGTATTTGGTATCATGCCTGTGCCTTCGTTTTCAGCAAACCTAATTTGTTCTTCTAATTGCTCAAACAAAATTAAACCTTTTTTGCCGTTTTCTTCAAAATTTACCCATTCTTCGCATTGTTTTCGGCTATCTTTAACAATAGAACCTACATATAAAACAGCATCCATTTTATAACTTTTACGTACTGCTTCGTTAACTATGCCATCGTATTGTAATAATGCATCGCGTGAAGCCTGTAAACTAATACGTTTTAAAACGCCTTGCCTTACATCTGTAGTAGTTAATTGACCAGCTATTGACTCAACAACATCTTTAATACTGCTGCCTTGGTTTACTGCAATTAGTAGTTCATTCTTTAAAG